TCCGCCAGGCGTAGGGCTCCTCGTAGAGTTCCGTGTCGAGCGTTCCGCTCCAATAGAGTGACTCCTCGTCGTATGCCCCATCCCCCTCGTCAGGCTCCGAGAGGTAGAGATTGAGCCGCAGGGCGCAGGGCTCGATGCGGTAGAGGTCGATGTACCTGCGGTCTTCGTGCGAATTGAGCCGCAGGGTGAGCGCCGAGGGGCGCAGGGCGTCAGTCTTTGCCGCCTCGCTCCATTCAATCGCCACCGGCGTATCTGCCGCCAGCATCAGTTCGCCCGGCTCGTCAGTCGAGGCGTCCGCGTTAACGTCTATCAGCTCGATGCGCCACCTGCGCATCTCCCTGCTGTAGAATGTCGTAGTATAGAGTGTTCTCATACGCGTTGTGATTTCTGATATTCTTTATTCAGCACCCCCACGAGGGTGCGCCCCTCGATGCGGAATGTCACCTCGCCGCCCATCCCTCCTGTCGGGCCGATGAGCGAGCGGAGTCGGTCGAGCGGAGCCACCACTTCGGGGTTATTCGATGCGCCGGCGTACTCCCCGAAGAGCCCGAGCGTCGGGCCGTAGGCGATACCGCCGTCGGCGAACTTCGGAATCGAGGCGACTGCGGCGGTGACCGCTGCCATCGAGGCGGCAAGGCTGATGAGGTTGAATGGGAATGGCACCGTCTGCGATTGCGCGGCCGCCCCTGCGAACGCCTGGGCGATGTTGCCGCCGATGAGCTGGGCGATTGCCGGGAGGGCTGCCGCTACCGCCGAGAGTACGTTTGCCGAGTACTTCATCCACGCCCCTGCGCCTTCACCAACTACACCTCCGAGTGTATTCATCGACGCGCTGAGCTGATTGATAGCCCCTATCGAGCCGCGTGCGTTCGCCTTCATAGCTTCGAGTGGGTCGGCCACCTCTTCGGCGTTGTCAGCGTTGAGCGCGTTATCCCACTCCTGCTTCAGCCGCTTCAGCTGGTTGATCATCCCCTGCACCTCCGTCCGCTGTGTCGCCCCGACGCTTCGGAGCTTCGATTCGTAGTAGGCGAGCTCGTCATTGAGCTGATTGTAGGTGGTGATGCTACTGATATCCACCGGCACATGCGCGGCATCCTCTATCGTCTGCCGCAGCTGGCCCAATCGGGCTATCTCGGCATCGATGCCGGCTATCTGCGAGGCGGTGGCGGTGCCGCGGAGCTCCCGCTGGCGATTGATGGCGGCGTCGATAGCATTGAGGGTGTTGAGCTCGGCAGGGTCGGAGCAGGAGGCCCAATACTCCTCTATCGCCTGCTGCGCCTTCTTATAGGCGGCAATCTTCGCTGTCAGCGCGTTAATCGTGCTGTACTCCGTCGGCTGAGTCGCCCGAAGCTGCGCCTCGTAGTAGTCAATCGCGTCGCCCAACTCCTGATAAGATTGAGGGTCGGCGACGGGCACCGTCGGCCCGCTCTGCTTGCTCGTCGAGCCCGATGAGGCAGACGAATCTCCTGCATCCGCGCCGGCCATTCGCGCCATGAGCGCGGAAACATCCACATTCTTCTGCTTCGCGGCGGTGTTCGCTTCGATGCTGTCGGTCTGCTCGTCGATGCCCGAGGTGTCGGGTTTGTCTTTAATCCCGAAGAACTTCTTAATCCATTCCCATGCCTTCTTGATTACCCCCGTCACCGCCTCGAATGCCTTAACCAACACATTCCAGACAGCCGAGGCGAGATTCTTGACCACGGCGAATACCCTGTCGCACACCTGCCGGAAGCCCTCGAAGTGGTTGTAGCAGTAGACGGCAGCGGCGGCGAGGGCGGCAATGGCGAGCACCACGAGGGCTATCGGGTTGGCGCTCATGACGGCATTAAGTGCCGCCTGCGCTGCCGTCCACGCGTTCGTTGCGAGGGCGATCGCCTTCTGGGCGACATTCTGCGCGATGGTGCTCCCGGTCAATGCCACCACCTTCGCGTTGAGCGAGCCGAAGGCGCTGATTGCTCCGCGCCCCATCTCACCCACGAGGGCGATGGTGTCCGCCTGCTCCGAGAGTACGGCGATGTAGGGTGCCGCGCTCCCCGCCGCCTCGGTCATCCCGATCTTCACGTCGTCAATGCGCGCCTGAAGCTCTGCCATCTTCTGCGCGGTGGTGTCGGTACGAATGGCGGCCTGCTCCTGCGCGGTGTTCGTCCCGGTGACCTTCTCGGTCATCCGGTCCACCGCCTCGGCGTTCTGAATGAGGAACTGCGCGGCGGCGATGTTCTCGACGCCAAACACTTTGGCGAGGTAGGTGGCGTCGGTCAGCTTCGGCTTCAACGCCTCGAGGGCGGTGCCGAGCGAGGTCTCCCCGAGGTCGACCCCGAGGGTGGTGTTGAGCTTGAGGATAATGTTGCGCAGGGCGGTACCCGCCTCCGAGCCCTTCAAGTTCGCCTGCGAGAGCACTTCGAGCGCCCCTGCTGTTTCTTCCACGTTGAGCCCCATAGCGCTCGCCGCGGCACCCACCACCTTGAATGATCCGGCAAGGTCGGTAATCTCGGCGGCACCGTACTTCGACCCTGCCGCCAACACGTTAATCACTCTTTCCGCATCCTCCGCTCCGAGGCCGAACTGGTTGATGGTGCCCGCCAATGCGTCCGCTGCCTGATCGAGGCTCATCCCTGCCGCCTGTGCGAGGGTCACGGAGTTCTCCTGCAATCTATTCAAGCCCTCGATGCCGATGCGCGAGATTTCAATCTGCGACGCCAGCAGGGAGTAGGCGCGGGCGGCGGTGTCGGCTCCGAGGCCGCTCTCCACCCCCACCTGCCGGCTTCGCTCCGACAGCTCCGCCAGCTCGTCGCCCGTGATGCCGGTGATCGACGAGAGGTCGGCCATTGCCTGACCGAACGAGGCGCCCTGCTTCACCGCCCCTGCCAATGCTCCGCCCAGCCTCTCAGCCATCTCGCAGATGGCGTTCAGGTTGAGCGCGGACATATTCGTCAGCTCTCTCGAGGCTCGCTGCGTCTCGTTGGTCACCCCCTGCATCTGCGAGGCGATGCGCCGCAGGGCGTCGCTCACTCGGTCGTCCAAGTCGACCGTGAAGGTCACTTTATTCGCCATAGTCTATCTTATTATTATTGTTGTCAATCTTATATCCTGCCTCCCGAGCCGCCTTGCGATAGCGCTCCATCAGCTCTTCGCGCGTCAGTTCCGCAGGGTGTTCGTCGGGCGTCCGCGAGGTGTCCGCCACGTGTCCGCCACCCTCTTCTCCGTCCCACGGGAAGGCCATGACGTCCTGCGGCCGCAGACTCTTCGTGCTGTGAGGCTGGATGGAGCAGAGTGCCGTCATCCGCGTCCGCTCCCATTGCGAGCGGTAGTCCGCCTGCCGCATCTCGCTCCAGGCGTCGTATGCCGCCCGAAACTCAGAAGGGGTGCACCGGCAGAAGTCGGCGAGCGACAAACCGATGCACCCCATCGCGAGGCCTGTCAGGCGGTCAATGTCCGCCTCTACTTTTTTTTTGAAGTTTCTTCCGTCGCCCCCTCCGCCCCGAAGGCGGCATAGGCGGCGGCAAAGTCGTCGGGCGTCAGCGCGTCGGCGAAGTCGTCGAAGCTCAGCCCGAACTCCACCTCCTCTCTGCGGCACGCGGCCGAGGTCATGCAGAAGAGCAGCATCGTCACCTGTTCGATGTCGTCCTGCCGCATCTTACTCACATCCTCGCCCGTGTTACGCTTGTAGCGCACCATCGCGCCCATTGTCATGTAGCAGGGGTACTCCCTGCCTCGTATCGTTATTGTCATGCGTTATTCGATTATGTCAGTTACATCCTCGGCATCTACCGCCGGGCCCATCGTATCATCAATCAGTCAGCTGTCGGCTTGGCCGAGGCCCGTACCCACTTTCGTGACTGCGCCGCTGTTTTCGAGCTTAATCGAATACTTCGCGTCGTCGCCTGCCTGACCGTCGAGGTCGAGCGAGGTGATGATGTAGCTGCCTTTGTAGCCGCCCGAGGTCTTGCCTGTGCGCTTGTCACCGTCGCGCACCGAGTAGGTGGCTTCGATTGCCACACCTGCGAGCATGAGGTCTTTGAGGGCATCATAGCTCGGCATGTCCGAGTCGACGCAGGTGAGGGTCACACCGTCGGCGGAGATCTCCTCAGCGAAGCTCTTCACGTACTTCTCCTTCCACTTGCCGCTCGCGGCCTCCTTCGTAATGCGTTCCCCGGTTTCGACGGATGTCGAGATCTTACACCCTGTGGAGTAGGCGAGCGGATTGCCGGCTACGGCAAGGATGAGGTCGGTACCGTCGAGGACGGAGTGTGCTGTATGAGTTGCCATAATTTTACTTTCTCTGTTAAATTGTTAATTACTTACTGATTATTCCGAGCTCTCGGAGGAGGCGGAGGACGAGCAGGGTGAGTACCGCCCCGAGCGCTATCCACACCCATGCGGAGACGCCTCCCGAACGCTTCTCGGACGCCTCGCGGAAGCTCGCGAGCCATTGTCTGTCCACGCTGTCGGCCCGAAGATTCAGGAGCTGGCGCTCCATAATCTCGACCACCTGCAAGAGTGAATCGCACGTGGCGACCGCCTCGATGGAGTCCTGCCCGACAGCGGTGAGTCTGACCGACGCGCGGCCCGATTTAGCCACATAGCTTGCCCCGAGGGGCAGGTCAGTGAGGCTCGTCGTCGACAGTCGCAGTCCCGCAGTGTCGCTCTTCACGGGTGCCGTCTCGCGGCGCGTGACCACTTCGCTTCGGCTGACCTCCCGGCTGGTCAGACTTGCTTCCTCGGCGAGTGCCTCGGAGGTCTGCCTTGCGCTCCGGCAGCTCGTGGCGAATAGGGCACACATCCCAATGACGGCAATTAGCAGCTTGCGCGATAGTTCGCTCCAGACTCTCGATGGCGATGCGGAGCTTCTCGTTCTCTTCGCGCTGATTGTTCTGCGCATCATATAATTCTCTGTTCTCTTTTCTGATGGCGACGAGCGTCTGCTGCACGTCGTCATACATTATCTTATAAGTGTCGTGAATCTCCTTGTCGGTGCGCACGGTGCGCAGCTTCCGGGAGGTGAGCCATGCCGCCACAGCCCCCACTCCCCCCGAGGGGATGAGCCATGTAAGGAGAGTGATGAGCGTTTCGGTCATATCAATCAATCATTATGGTTTACTTACTGAAGTAGAGCGCCGCCTCTTCGGCTCGTCGCGTCACCAGCCCCGGCAGTCGCTTGCCCCCTGCGAGCACCCATCGCGCGAACTCCGCCCGAATCTGCTGATCCGTCGGGTCGGCCTTGATGAGCCGCAGCATCGTCGACCGCTTGAACGCCCCCTCGCCCACGTTGTAGGTGAATGAGGTGAGCGCCTCGAGCTGGTTCTTCGTCAACTTCGCGGGCGATACCGCCGCCTCTACCGCCAGGCGTGCCGTGGCGACGTCCTCCGCAAGCCATTGCTCCGCCTGCTGTCGCGAGATGCTGAGCCCCTCGCGCACGGCGGTTCCGGTGTGGCCGTAGCCAATCGTCCAGACGCCTGCCGGACACTTGTAGGCGGTCAGTTTCAGCCCCTCATGCTTCCGAATCAAGTCCTCCGCTGTCATGCGTCAGCCTTGGTTAGGACGCCTTGTAGGCGCTCATGATGACAGCCCCTGCATCCGCTTTCTTCGGCATTGCGAGGAAGTAGTGGCGGAAGTTGATGAGGTTGCGCTGGTTTTCCGGGTCGGTGGCTGCCTCGCTGTAGTACATCTTGGTTGAGCCTGTTGCCTTGAAGATGCGCGGCGTGTAGAACGCGAATGAGCAGTTGAATTCGCCCGTCGAGGCGGTGGCACCTACAGCCTTCTTCACCCCTGCCGTGGTGTAGAGCGGCGTGTTGGCGTACTCATAGATATCGAAGCCGAAGAGCTTGCCCACCTTGCCCGTGGCGCGGTCAATGTTGTACTGTTCGCGGAAAGTCTGATCCGTCAGCAGGAGGTCATTCACGTGATCAGGGCAGAGCACGAGGCGACGCTGGTCGGCCGGCACGCCGAGCTTGTCGAGTGCGCGTTTCAGGCTTACCACGTCATTCACCGTCAAGCGGAGGCGGCCCGTAGTGGTGTCGCGCTCGCCTGTCGTAGAGAGTACAGGCGTCGTAGTGGTATTCTTTTCGGCGCAAATCGCATGGGCGGCTTTGGCGAACTTCGAGTCGCTGATAGCATTCGAGTGAGCTTCGCGCACGCGCCCCATCTTGTCGTAGCTGATGGCGTAGAGCTCATCGTCGGTGATTGGCGTTGCCTTCGTCTGGAACTTGTCGAGCTGCACGGCAATGTCGGCATCATCGAGCGCCTGCGTCGGGATTGGATAAGTCGTATTGTTAATGAGCACATCCGGGTCGACGCCCACATCCACGAGGTGAATCACATCATTATTCACGATGCTCGACTGGTCCGGAATACCATCCAGCCATGAGCCCTCGAGCATGCCGCGGAGCTTCTTCACGAGCTCACCCGTCCACACCTCGGTATATACGCCTGCTTTGGCGATGCCGTCAGGCGAAGGCAGGAAGCTCATCGCCATACCTACAGCCACCATCAGGGCGGCGCAGATAAGAGGGCTGACGCCGAGGACGAAACCAATGGCAGCACCCATCAGGAGGTTAAGCACCAGGGCGGCCACAATCTTAATCACATCTCTCTTTTTCATACACAATTACTAATTACTGATTACGAATTACTGATTAAATCTCACAGTCCGTGCCATACTCTGCACGGTAGAGGCGGCGATACTCTTCGGAGTTCTCTGCGCGGAGCTTCACGAGGATATCGCTCGGCACCTCGCTGAGCTTCTTGTACTCCGCCGTCGCTTGTCCGCTCGCCGGATTAATCATCGAGCTGAGACGCACGGCCGGCTGGATGCTGGCGAGGGTGTCATTGAGCGTGTCGAGGCCCACCTTCTTGCCGAGGTTCACGAAGTGCTCCTTCTTCGTGGCAGGGATGCGATGCTCGCTGATGGCGGCATCGACGGCTGCCGAGATAGAGGCTTCGGTCAGCGTGTTGAGCTGAGCGAGGAGCTGGTCGCGCTCTTCGCGCACGGTGCGCAGGTCGGTCATCTCTGCCGTAACGGTCGCTTCGTCGGCATCAGCGGCGAGGCCGAGGGTCAACGCAATCTTTGATAATTCCATTTCTGTTGGTTTTGGTTGGTTTATAATCGAGCCCCCTGCGAGCAGAGGGTCATTGTTTGTCGGATGTTCGAGCAGGAGGTCGAGCGGCTTGCCGTCCCTGCGGAGCACGATGGCGTCGTCATTCGCGCCGATATCCACCACGCTCACCTCGAAGAGCTTCGACTTGGTGATGGTCGGCCGAGTCTGCCCCGGCAGCATCAGCTTGCCCTCGTTGCTCATCTCTACGATGTCGAGCCCTACGCTCACCATGCGGAGTGAGCCCACCTCCCATTGCTTCTTACATTGCTTCGAGAGGTCTGAGGCCTCGTCGAATACCGGCTCGGCGGTAATCGTGCCGTCGTCTTCGCGGCGGATGTCCTGCATGTAGCCGATAACCAGCCCTCGCTCGTGCATGTAGAGGAGCACCGGATTCCGCTCGTATTGGGCGGTGTCGATGCCTTCGGTCAGGATGCGCGAGCCGTAGCTGTTGACGGCGTCGCTTGTTAGTCTTACCCTTTTCATATCTTGATAAAATCTGCTTCGTTAAATTCAATACCCAAAGATATAGCCGACCAAAAGCACAATCCAAATTAGTGTGCTCCTCCTGCTTACTTCTGCGCAACCGCTTCACAGTTAATTGCTTTCGTTGTCGGCAAAGCGTAGCTTTACACTATAATTCAAAGTGCAGCACATGGCAAAAGAGACAAACAACAAGAAAGAGTTGGCTCGCGCCCTCTACATGAGCGGAGCCACACAAGAGGAGATTGCCGACAAGGTGGGCGTCGCCCGCGTGAGCATCTCGCGATGGGCTAACGCCGAGGGGTGGAAGGAGGTGCGTGCCGCACGCTCGATTACCCGCCCCGAGCTGGTCAACAAGCTCCTCGTCACCATCGACAAGCTCATCGAGCAGGCCTCGCAGGAGGACAGCGATGCGTCGGGACTCGCCGACAAGCTGGCGAAGTTTGCGAGTGTCATCCAGAAGCTCGACAAGAAGGCGAATGTCGTCGACGCCATCGAGGTGTTCATGGCATTCAACAAGTGGCTCGAGTTTCGCGCGGCGGACGACCCCGAGATTACCGTCGAGCTCCGCAAGGCGATTAATAAGTATCAAGACAGATTCTTGCTCGAGAACATGGGCAAGTCGTCATTAGAATAATAAGGTATCATGCAACAACCTCTATCTGCCGAGGCGAGGGCGGCATTGGAGCGGTGGCGCGAGCACGTTCGCGACATTCAGGCCCTCACCCCGCTATCGGCATCAGTCAAGGCGGAGTCGCCCACCGAGCGCGACCGCCGCATCCGTCGCCTGCAAGGCAATTACGCGGCCTTCTGCGAGTACTACTTTCCCCACTTCATGACCCTCCGCGACAAGAGCACCGGCGAGGCAATCCGCATCATCCACAATGCGCCGTTCCACAATGCGGCGGCTCGCAAGATTAAGAGTACGCCCAACTTGAAGGCGGTATTCAAGTGGCCGCGCGGCCATGCCAAGTCGACCCACTTCGACGTGTTCTGCCCCCTCTGGCTGATGTTCCAGCCCATTCGGCTCATCAACTTCATGGTATTGGTCGGCAAGAGCGAAGATTCCGCCATCCGCCTTCTGGGCGACATTCAGGCGGAGCTCGAGTTTAACGAGCGATTAAAAGCCGACTTTGGCGACCAGCGCGGTCAAGGCTCGTGGGCGGAGGGTGAGTTCAAGACGAAGGACGGCGTCACCTTCCTCGCCTGCGGTCGAGGTCAGTCGCCCCGCGGTCTGCGCGAGCGCGAGAGCCGCCCCGACTACATCGTCATCGACGACTTGGACGACGACGAACTCTGCCGCAATGAGCGGCGCGTCCGTGAGCTGACCGACTGGGTCAAGGAGGCGCTCTTCGGCTCACTCGACGTCGGTCGAGGCCGATTCATCATGGTGGGCAACCTCATCAGCAAGACCTCCGTCCTCGCCAACATCGCCGCCATTCCTTCGGTGCATGTCAGCGAGATTAAGGCTATCGACAAGAATGGAGAGCCGGTGTGGAAGGAGAAGTGGACAGCCGAGGAGGCGCGCGAGTACCGCGAGTTTGTCGGCTTCCGAGCCTGGGAAAAAGAGATGATGCACAATCCAATCAACGACGGCAGCATCTTCCGCCACGATTGGATCCATTATAAGAAGCTCCCCCGGCTCACCAAGTACGAACAGATCATCGTTTACACCGACCCCTCGTTTAAGAGTACTACCGCCAACGACTACAAGGCCTCGCGCATGTGGGGCAAGATTGGCCGCGAGCTCCATCTTATCGACTGTTACGTGCGTCAGGACACCGTCCGCAACATGGTGCGCTGGCTGTATGACCTCTACGAGCGCATCCCCGAAGGGGTGGCGGTCTCGTGGATGATGGAGGCGAACTTCCTCCAAGACACCATCCTCGACGAGTTTGCCGCCGAGGGCGACCTGCGCGGCTATCAGCTCCCGATTATGGCGGACAAGCGCAAGAAGCCCGACAAGATTCAGCGCATCGAGGCGGTGTCGCCGCTGTGGGAGCGCGGCTTCGTGTTCTACAACGAGGCGCTCAAAGACTCGCCCGACATGCAGGTGGGCATCGAGCAGACCCTCGCCCTCGAGCGCGGCAGCCGCGTGCATGACGATGCGCCCGACGCCGACGAGGGCGCCATCTGGTACCTCCAGCGCAATTCCCGGCAGGAGCAGTTCGAGCCGCAGATGCTCGCCCGACGCTCGCCGCGCAATGCCTGGTGACGACCGTCCGCCAACCGTCCGCCACTCGTCCGCCACTCATCCGCCAACCACATTAATAAGTATAGATTATGTTTCTGACTGAACAAGATTATAAGGTAGTAATCGGCGAGGCCGCCCTCAAGGTGGTCACGCAGGCCGACCCCGATGCGCGTGCCGCGGCGGAAGAGGAGGCCGTCGAAGAGGCTGCCGGCTACCTCCGCCCGAAGTACGACGTCAACGTCCTCTTCGCCGGCGGCACCGCCTGGCGCTCGCGCATCCTCGTCATGATTGTGGCGGATATCGCCCTCTATCACCTCGTCGCCTCACAGCCGCAGAAGCTCGGCTCCGAGGTGCGCCGCGAGCGCTACGAGCGAGCCATCAAGTGGCTCGAGGGGGTGCAGCGCGGCACCATCGTGCCCGACCTTCCGCTTGCCGACACCTCGCCCGACGAGGC